AACACAGGAAACTTGCCGCCTTCTCTAGCCCAATTACTCAAAGGCGATTGTGAGGGAATAAATCCTCTAGCTTCTTTTACAACTGGCTTAAGATAACTGGCAATTTCTTTCTGAGTTTCTTTGCCTAATTCTGGAGCAAAGTTACGCAATGCCTTACGGAGTTCAATGCCGCCCTTTACGCTTACTGGCATCTCTAATCTCCTTTGCTTCATCCTGTAAAACCTTAATTAGGTTCTTCAGCATTACATCATCTAGCTCTAATAATTGTTGTGGCGCGATCCCGAGTCTGACACTTAATTTAGCAATCAGATAGGTGATCGAGTCGCGCCCTAAGCCAAAGGGTCATCATCTAGCACCTCGACCAAAGTCAAGGTTTCAATGAATTGCTCTCCGAATGGCTTAACAGTTTCACCCGAACGGCGGATACATTCCCAGGCAAGCCAGAAGATGTCGCTCTGCTTCTGATCTTCGATAAACGCTTTGTGAAAGCCCTTCTTAGCGTAAATCTCAAAACCGTACTGCACCAATGGAGTAATTGGGTATTCCCCAACTTGTCCATCTGCCCTTGTTACTTTTAACTTTGCCATGCTATGCCCCTTTGTTTAGTTGTTTAGAAAGTACCTGTTGTGGCTACTGCAACTGTTGAGTTAGCAGTAAATGTGATTGATTGTGTACCAATATCGCCAACAGCACCATTGATGTCTGTTGTGTTATTGACTAACAAGGAAACTGTGTAAAGTGGGTTTGTAGCAGATACTGCTGTTCCCTTTGTCTGTAGGAATACGCAAGTAACAGTTGTTCCCCATGCAGCTTGAAGTGTCGCAAGGACATTCGCTGATGCTGTGTCGTTTAGGAAGTCAATTGTTACAGTTGAAACTTCCAGACCTTTTGTAAATTTTCTGGAGTTATCGCCCATTGAACTGATTTCAATTTCCTCAAAGGATCTGTTTAAAGTTATTGCTGTTACATGGTCACTAAGATCAACTGTGTTAATCTTAACGCCTACATTATTGTTTAGAAATACAGCCATTAGGATTATTCCTCGTCTTTCTTAGTAGATGGTGGCTTTGGTGCTGATTGCTTTACCTGACCGATTTTAGCCAGGAATGCTTGATTTTCTTTTTCCCATTGTTCCATATCGGTCATGGTTTAGCTCCAAGTAGTTAGAACGGATAGTGACATCTCACAGGTAAGCAAATCACCAGATGCAGCGTTCAGAACGCTTGGCTGGCTAATTGCTCCCACATTATAGGTCAATGCGGATGCTGCGAGTTTATTGAACACGCCCACTAGGGCTGTTTCAATTCCATTGAGATTGCCTTCATTATCAAATAGCGGCACAGTAATAATTAACTTAAAGTTCGCTGTAGGTGCAATGGTGTTGTGCTGGTTGTTATTTGGTTCTAAATATGGATCAGAAGGCGCAACGATTACTGAGTTAGCCAAGACTGTTGCAGGTGGGAAAGCAAAGACTTGCCACACCGCGTTATCAACTAAAGCAGTTGCAATCGTGGTTCTAAGAGTAGTGAGCGCAACTGGCATTATCCGACCATCGAACGCGGATCAAGGGCGTGAGCAATAAGCCCTCTCACTTTTGCTAGGAGTTGAGCAGACATGCGATAAGGAGAAGGCTGGAAGTCGATTGTGTTAGCACCATTAAGAGTAGTTGTGCGAGCCTGCCAGATTTCAACTGAAATCATAAGAGCTGCGTTTTGGACTGCTGTGTCTGTTGTCCAGTCTGTGTAAGTTTCCCCAGTTACTGTGCCATAAGGCTCGATAGGGTGTTTCTTTGTTGTAGTTGTGTGAGTTGTTGCCATGCTGATGGAATAAGTATCTACGGCTGTGATTGTCTTTGATCCATTGAACTTTGTGCCAGAGTTGGAAATAGTTACAGTTTGACCTACATAAAAAATCTCTAATACTTCAATGTCAAAATATAAAGTTCCTTCGCCAACAATGTTGCTGTGTGCTATTGAAAACCATTTAGGAGACCATAGCATTGGAAGTAGGACTGCATCTGATGCGTCACACACTTCCTGCAAAACGGCATCTGTGTACAACGTACCGACTCCAAGCGTTGTGCGGAGTTCTGAAACAGTTGTCAATGCCATGTGCAATCCTTTCTAAAGACTGGGAGTGGAGCAAGGGCTGCGCCCCACTCCCAGCGACTTAGTTTCTAACTTATTAAGTTAGGTTGAAACGGCGTAGGCCACCTGCAAAGACGGCTTGCGCTGCGATGTAACCATAAAGTGAAATTTCAATCTCGCCTGTTGTTGGCACGTTAGTTGCCAGTGTTAGAGCAGGAGATTCAAAGATTTCGATTGAACGTGGCTCGATGATGAATGCTGACTCATCGATTGAAGTTGAAACCATGTTTGGATCAACATAGTAATCAAGACCCAGCACGTTGCCGCGGATTGATGTTGGGTTTGCAGTTCCGCCAGCATTCATTGTTGTTGGCTGAGCATTGTAAATTGGACGACCAGTTGTGTCTGTTGCGCCGAGAAGCGTAGACCAAATGGAAGTTCCTGAAACGAATGCAGTAGCTGTGCGCTTTGTTGCATTATAAACAGCTGGTGACTCTGTTGATACGAATGAAATCAAGCCAGCAGAATCTGCTGCTGTTGCTGTTGCCTGTGTTCCGCCTGCTGTGATTTGTGCAATTACATAAGCATCAGTTGCCTGAGCATAGCCATCGCGGAGATTTGCCAACATGATTTCATAGAAGCTTGGATCTGATCGATCAAGCAATTCTACTGAATAGCGTTGGAAGCCCATTTTTTTGATTACAGTTGCGTTTACATAGCTTGAAGTAATCGCTGTTGTTCCTGTTGGATCGCCACCTTCAGCTACAGTCGCAGCAGTCGCATTGGCTGTAATCTTAGGAATTGAAACTGTCATTCCATAAGTGCTAAGTGGACGTGAACCACCACAAGCTTCGATTACTGGACGATCTGCATTTGTGTTTGTTGCAACATCGCGCACATATGAAACTGGTGAGAATGCTGGGTTAGTTGTGAATGAATCATCTGCTGCCAATACATATTGACGTGAATCTTCATTTCCAAGCTTTGCTTTGATTGTGTGTTCTAGATATGATCCACCGCTAATAATTGGTGAACGTGGCTTTGTGTAAGCCATTGCTGTAACAGTTGGGCGAGCAGCTTCTACCGCCGGTGCTTCAACTGGTGTTGCTTCGACGGCTGGAGTGGTATTTTCCACGTTGGCTATCTCGCTTTCTGTTGGTTGGGTTATTTCTTCCACGACAGATTCTTCTGCCGCTATATCAGTAACTTGTGCAGACTTAAAGGCTGGCTCTGTTACTAAACTTACTTCGACTAAGCGAGCAGCGGATACATAAGTCACGCCGTCCTTAACCTTTGATTTTAATACTTCTGCACCAATACTAAGCCCAGACTGTAATCCCTCTTCTGCAAGGATAAGAGCCTCTGTACCGCGCTGCGAACGACTTACGGAAAATACAGCGTCAATAGAATTTTCTGACTCAGAGAAGGAAACGGCTCTTCCCAAAGGACGTTTAATGTCATGCTGACTAAGAAGTTTGATTGACTTAGCATCTGGAATCTCGATTGATCCTGATTCAAAGATTACCTTGCCGTAGTTTGTTGAACCTGCTTCCACGTTTAATGGCACAATTTTGCCAGAGATCGTGCGACTAGCGGAATCCGCTACAAGTTCAGCTGTAAGGGTTACGATTTGGTTCATTCCATACCATTGCTTCCGTTAGGAGTTAGATCGGTCATTTCCATAGCCTGTTCCTGGTTAATCAAGTTAAGTGCTAGGAGTTTTTCAATTACTGCAAGTTCTTGCATTGGGTCTGTGCGCAAGAAGTTCTTGTCAATATCAAATTTGATGCAATTACCGCGAGCAGTAATATCATCCATCGATAAGCGATCTTCAATCGCTGTAATGAACGGCTGTAGAGATAATGTCAAGAATTGCTTGCGCTCATCTTGCACATTTGCATAAGTCATTGAATTGTTCTGATCTGCTGAAACATAATAGGCTGGAACGTTGCACAATCTTGCGCATTCTGTTGCCAAGTTGAAAATTGCTTCGCCATACATCATGTCTTTAGGTGAGAATGCAACTGGAGTGTATTCCAAAGTTGATGTCAGATAAGCAGTTGAACGATTGTTGCGAGCAGTTTTCCATGAAGCAAGTAAGCCTTGAACTTCTTTAGGGTCTAAGTCTGCGCCATTGTTTTTAATGTATCCAGTTGCCATTGGAGTAGCTGCTGCGACTGCTGCCGCTTTCTGGACATCGATCGCTGCGCGGATTGTTGCAACGCCAGTATTGAGAATGCCATCGCCTAATGACTGGAATGTGATTAAACTTCCCAATCCGTCCATTGGCAATGTTTTTCCATCAACTGCATAAGATTGAACATAAGTGTTTGTGCTATCAAGTTGTACTGTAACTCTGGTGTTAGCAATCCACTCGAACTTTGCTGGCCTGCCATCTTCCTGATAAACCTCGATGACTTTCCAGAATGCTTGACCATAGAATAAAAGCGAATCAACAGTCCACGCAATAGTTACTGATCGTGGTTGTGAATATGAAGGTTGCTCTAACCATGCTGGTGAGCCAAGCTCTTCATTTGTAGATTTGCGATACAACTCCATTGGAATTGCACCAATAGTGCCTGCAATTAAATTGCGACATCTTTGAATTGCTGGAACTGAAATTGCATCGTTTCTGCTTACATAAGCAAATTGAAACGGCATTGTATAAGCTGCATACTCGCCTAAAACTTGGGGTGCTGATTGTGCTTCGAGTAAAGGTTTAGTTTGTAGTCCGAATGTTTGCAATAAGCGACCCATTTAGACATCTTACCATACTTTGTCTAATTCTTGACAATTTAGGGGTGGTGTGTCTAGGCAACAATCATTGGCTTGGATTGTGGCTGAGATAGTTTGGCTACCAACATCACTAAACTGATTGGAGCAACGATTGGCCCAGAACTTGCTTTTCTAACGATACGCCATGAACTGTCTGTGCTTTTTGCTCCGCAATTGTTCATCTGCTGATCTAAGACTTCTTGTCCGGCATGTGCTACTCGTTTGTTGTCAATAGCATCTTTAAGGGTTGAGCAAGCGGCATAGAAGTCTGGCCCGACTATTGTTTCTACCATTACGCCTGCATTCTGTAATCGCTCAGCTACTGCGAGTGTGGAGTATCGATCGTACAGAACTAAACGCGGTTTGTACTGATCGCACCAGCCTTTGATATCGGCTGCAATTTTTAATTCATCGACTGAGATAGGAGATTCCCAAGTCTGAACAAGTGACACGCCAATTCGACCATCTGGCAAGATTTGACCTGCCATAAGAGCTGCGTTCCTTCTGCTCATGTCAATATCAAAGGCAAACATGGTTAATGGCCCAGGGAACATTTCCATAGAACGATCACAGATATCTTCCCAAGAATTAGGAGTCCAGGGAGATGTAAGGCTTGAAATCCATTGGCAAAGAGTTTCAGTTCTAGCAGCTTCTATTGTGGAAGTTGCAATTGTTTCTTCAATTGCGGTTTCATCGATGAGATAGCCAAGACTGGGGTTTGCCATAGCCCAGGCCTTACGATCCCAAATATCGCAGAATGCTGGTGCTGAGTATTCATAGAATCCCAAAGACTTAGGCGGATAACTAAGACATTGCTCATGCAAGTCATTAAGGACTTTGCTAAAGGCATCACCAGCATTGCTAGTAAAAATGCGCTGAGAATTAGGGCGCGTTAATGTAACGCTTTTAGAAGCGTCCATTGCAACTTCTGATACTTCGCGTAATTCGTCAATCCAAAGCAGATCAGCGGTGCGACCACGCGCTCCATCAGATGTAGCTGCAACAACTTCTATCTGGCCACCAGATTCTAAGATTATGCGTTCT